TGTCGCCATATCGCCATACAAAGACGTTGCCTCAAGCGCTTGATTCTTAGATAAACCAAACTGCTTTGTAGTATTGTTCGACCATTCTTTTACAGTGTCTGCACTATTCTCAAAAGCCACATCAATCTTATTAAGGTTCTCTTTATAGTCCGAAGCCGCATTCACCATCTTTTTTCCTGCAAGAACAACCGGAGTAGTAATTGCTAAAGATGCCTTCGTGCCAGCGCTCATTAAGTTACTACCAAGAGACTGCAATTTACTTGATGTTGCAGCCATTTTAGCCTCGAAGCTATCAACTGTTTTCTGGGCTGTAGAAAATGCTTTTTCAAATCCGGTGCTGTCGCCGGTTATTTTTGCACTTAAAGTATAATCAGCCATTCTGCACCGTCCTTTCTGGGGCCTTTACTCCATTTGCTGCATAGATGAGTTTAATCCATCCTTTACCCTCTTCTTTTTCAATTTCCTGAACTGTATCAAGATTACCCTTGATAACTTCCATATCGCCCTTATGGACCTGCTTTTTTATCCAAAGTTTCAGCGCCCTTTTCCGCTTTGGTCTATTGACATTATAAAAAGCTGTAAATACCGCATTATATGTCAACTGGGATTCCAAAACCATCTTATTTTCCCAGGCTTTCCTAAGAAAATAAAGTTCCCTCGGAGTCAACGCTTCATAATCCCTTTTTGAATATCCAAAATTGGCCGCAAAAAAAGCAAAGTCGATATCTCTTCGATATGGCTCTGCTATTTTTTGATAATCTTCATCCGGTTCTTCTCCACCGAAATGCTCCAATTCGATTAACCGGCTTGGAAGAAAAAAGGGCAATCTCTTTCAAGGCATTCAAGCACTAATCCACATATATCGAAATATCCATTGGATTCAATCAAGCTTTCTGCAATCTCCATTCCTTTCTTAGGAGGCAAGAATTTTTCGTCCCCCTCTTCCTTAATTGCATATGCAATATACGCCTTTAAACAAATTAAACTAAGCATTCCGTCAGTGCGCTTAAGCTCTGCCATTGTTGGCATATTTGTCACGGATTCGATCATTTCAATACGTTTCATGTTATATTTCAACACATAATTTTTACCATCATATTCAATCATTCAAAAGCTCCTTCCCCGTTATGCAGTAACACTTGTGCCCGGCGCTGTGTCTGTTTCCGGCGGAGTCTGTGTCAAATCAACTAAAGCCCCCATCCCTTCAAGCGTCAAACTGTATGTCACAGCATCATCATAAGGGGCCTCAATTGGATAATCTGTGATGATTGCCAGTCCTCCAAACATCCCCCTTTTTGTCTTGTTATTATAAACTTTAATACATACAGGCTCACTGTCATTAAAAGCCGCTGTCAAGGCCTTATGGGATTCACTTTCCACGACATAAATACCATCATT